CCGCACATGAGCAGCCAAGCGCAAACAGCATCACGGCTGCTTGCTAAATATGGCGAAGCTGTGTCGATTATATTCCCTGTATATGGTGCGACAAACCCCATTACAGGCGCGGTCACTGGAACAAACACCAGCACGACGATAACAGGCAAGGGCTATCCCGCTGCTTACCACAAGCGCGATATTGACGGCACTGTCATTCAAGCGGGTGATGTGCGCCTAATTCTTGAACTTATCGCTACACGCCCCGCTGTGGGCTGTTTATCGACCATTGATGGCACAACTTATCGCATCATGGATGTCCAACCAATCCGTCTTACTGGTGAGGATGTGATTTATATATGCCAGCTAAGGTCAAACTGATGTTGCCAATAGGCCAGAGGGTTTTCTTCCCATCGCAATGGAACTCTGGCATCTTGGATAGCATCCTGCACGATACGCAAAACCACGTTATCGCCTATATAATCAGGCTGGATGATGGTAAAAAGGTCGCCATAGATATGCAAATTGTGGAGCCTTTAGATGATTAACAGCAAAATTAGCGCGGCACTTGCGACCAAACTTAATACGCTTGGGCTTCCGACCCACTGGGAAAACGCTAAGTTTACGCCCACCAATGGGCAGATATATCTAAGCGAAAGCCTATTGAGCGGCGACACCAACCCTGTCGGCGTTTCCAGCGCGGCATCGGATGAGTTTGGCGGCGTTTACCAAGTGCTTGTATACGCCCCTGCGGACGCAAACAAAGGCCCTGCCCGTGCAACTGCTGATAATGTTGCCGCTGCTTTCCAGCGTGGCGACAGGCTCGTTTATGAGGGCGTCACGGTCACGATACAGCGCACAACGCAGAACCCAGCCTTTATGTCTGGCAACCGCTTTGTCATCCCTGTCAGCGTGACGTATCGGGCGTTTGCATGACCACGTTTAGTTTGGACGTAAAGGCGTTTGCAGCGAAAGCTGAAGAAGCCGCAGATGCCGTTATCAGCAAAATCTGTTTAGACCTATTGTCTGACATCGTTTTGAATACGCCTGTCGATACGGGAAGGGCAAGGGCCAACTGGTTCACCAGCATTGGCACACCATCAAGCGCGACTGTTGAGCATGAAGGCGCTCAATCTGCGTCTGGCGTTGCAATCGGCAGGGCATCGGCTGATATTGCCAGTGCGCCGCGCAATATTTTCTGGATTAGCAACAATCTTCCATACATTTATCGACTTGAATTTGAGCAATGGTCAAAGCAAGCGCCAAGTGGTATGGTGCGGTTAGCAATCAACCGCGCAGAACGCAAAATGCGTTAGGGTGACTTGACTGCTTTTTTGTGTTAAATGTTCAATCCCATGCATGGAGATTAAATTATGTCTGACGTTGTTTCTTCGGTTGGCACTATTGTTTCAGTGTCGGCTACTGCCCCTGCCACTTATGACGCAACTGGCTTTGCTGCCCTGACTTGGGCTGCTTGCGGTGAACTGGCTGACTTGCCAGCTTTCGGCGCTGAAGCTGCACTTGCAACACACACGCCGCTTCGCACTGGTATTGTTGCCAAGCGCCGTGGTTCGCTGAACTTTGGTTCGGTTACTTTGACAATGGCACTGTCTGACACAGATGCTGGTCAAGTTATTCTGCAAACCAAGGGCAGCGCGGCTGCTGGAGCCAGCGCAAGCGTTTCCGTTAAGGTTGCACTTGTAAACGGTGACATCCAGTATTTCACTGCACAAGTTATGTCCTACAAAACCAATGTCGGTAACGCTGACGCCATCACGATGGCTGAAGTCACGCTTGAAATCGACAATTCGGTTGTTAAGGTTGCTTCATAAGTAGCCAACAAACTTCCCCGTCGTGGCTGCATCCGACCACGGCGGGGGAGACTTTCAACATCGGTGCATTCGGATGGAGTTATAAATGTCTTTTGACCTAAATTCGCTGAAGCCAGTAATGGCTGACGATGGCGCTGTTCTCAATATTGTGCATCCTGAAACCGAAGAAGTTATTGATGGAATGACCATCACGCTTCTTGGTCAGGACAGCAAGCTTTACCGCAAGATACAACTTGGCAAGCAACAGGCCGCGCTAAACCGCATGGCTAAGGGCAAAAAGGCAATTGACCTTGACGCTGAAAAGCTGTCGGAAGATAGCATTGACGATTTGGTCAAGCTGACAACTGCATGGTCTGGGTTTGTCCTTGATGGCAAAGACCTTGACTGCACACCTGAAAATGTCCGCAAAGTTTACACCGAATGGTCGTGGATTAAAGAACAGGTGCAGGAGTTTGTTGGCAATCGCGCCAACTTTTTTCGCGCAAACGATTGAGCAACTCACCTTATTCGTAAAACAAGCGGCTTGGCTTAACACAATCCCGTCGAAGGCAAAGCGCCCACGACGGGAAACCAAGTCAGACGTAATGCCTCCCCTGCTTGGCGGAGCCTACCTTATCGAAATTCTTTTCGAGGTTGGCCCCGCCAAGCCCACTGGCATGGGTAGCAACGCCGCAATAGATGAAGTTGATTTGGCTGCATGGATGACAAACCAATGCGTATCATTGTCGCCTTGGGAAGCCAAAACAGTCAGGCAGTTATCCCGCGAATATGCGGCAATGCTATCAGAAGCTGTCGAACCAAATACGCCACCACCTTGGCTTGACCCAGCAATCATGACCGCTGAACGGCGCGATAAAATATCAAAAGCAATGTCTGATTGGGCAAATCGCATCAACACCAAGACATGACGAAAATGTTGTGCTATGGGCCATATTAAGCGATAACGCTCTGGGCCTAACAGGATATTGCGCGTGGCAGATTTAGCTAACCTTCGTATTTCAGTTGATAGCCGCGACGTTAAGTCTGCCACAGGTGACTTGAACACAATGAGTTCCGCCGCTGATAATGCGGAACAAAACATTCGCAGCGTTGGTGCAGCGTCGAAAACCACAGGCGCTGCTATGCGCGATATGACCAGCATCATTCAGCAAGGCGAACAAGCGCAAATTGCGGCTGCAAATGCTAACCGCGCCGTCGGTCAAACTGGTCAGCTTGCGCGGCATCACATGATGAACCTTGGCTTCCAGTTTCAGGATTTGGGCGTTCAGATTGCAAGTGGTCAAAACCCATTGGTGGCGTTTGTCCAACAGGGCGCACAAATTGGCGGCATTATGCAGCAAGCGCAAATTGGCATCGGTGGCGTTATTCGCGCACTTGGTTCGATGGTCGCTGCGTTTACAATGGCCATTGTTACCAATCCAATTTTGCTGGCGATAGCTGCGGCAGCAACTCTCGCTTATGCTGCCTTTAAGCAATTCCAATCTGCGGTGGCCGAAACTGGGGAAATTAAAGATTACGCCAATTCCCTTGGCTTGACCAAAAAGGAAATGCGCGAACTTGAAAACGTCCACGTTACCTTTGGCGATGTGTTGTCAGGTGTGTGGACAACAATCAGTGAAGGGCTTGGGCTGGATAAAATCTGGCAATCCATAAGCGAATTTGCAGTCAAGGCTTTTGATGTAATATTAAAAGGCGCTGCGATGGCTACGGCTGGCATCTATGCGTATTTTGCGGGTTCGTTTGACGCTATTAAGATTGTTTGGAAAAACCTTCCCGCAATCTTGGGCGACCTGTTTGTTCAAGCAGTAAACTTTTCAATCAAAGCGGCAGAAATGCTGGTGAATGCTGCCGTCAGTAGCATTAACTTTATCACCACGAAGGCCAACGGTGTTTTAACATCTATGGGCATGGCTGCAATTTTTGCACAGGTTGAAAGCGTAAAGCTTGGCAGGGTTGCGAATGAAAACGCTGGCGCTGCCGCAAAAGCCACTGTTGCTGTTTTTGACGCATATGCCAGCCGTTATAACGAAGCGTTATCTGGTATGAAGTCTATTGGCCTTCAGATTAAACAGAACACGATAGACGCAACCAAGTCACGTTTAGAAGCGCAAGCGGCTGCAATCATTGCTAAGCGCAATGAAGGCAAGCCAAAGAAGGCTGGTTTAACGGATGAACAAAAGCAGTTTGAGCGCGACCTAAAGGCATCTGAAGAATATTTGGTGTCGCTGGAAAAACAAGCTGCGGCTATCGGCAAAACAGCCATCGAATTAAAAGAGATGGAGATTGCGGAAAAGGCGGCGGCGGCTGCAAAGGTTGGCTTGAAAGATGCAACTCTTGCGCTGGGTGCGGCGCTTATTGAAGGCATGAAGGCCAAAGAGCGCGAAGAAGCAAACAAGCAAATTAACGAAACCATTAAGGCTTTGGAAAATGAATTATCGCTGCTGGGCCTGACGGGGACGGAGCGGGACAAAGCGGCACTGGCATTAGAGCGCGAAGGTTACATTGCGAAATATAAAACGGCTTTAGGAATTACTGAAGCGACTGCCGCATGGGAGCGTTATCGGGAAGCCAAGGAAAAGGTTATCAATGGCGAAAGCGCAATCGAAAAAGAGCGCAAGGAAGCTGAAAAGCTAAAAGAAACAATTGCTGGCCTTATCAGCATAACCGACGAACTTTTTGGTGGCGCTGGTTCATTCTTGCAGAACCTTGGAAAGCAGATAACCATTGTTGCCCCAGACCTGAAAAATGACTTGAAGGCAATTTTCGACGATTTACCTAAAAAAATGCAGGACGTTTTTAAGGACTTTGGCGGCTCACTTGCGACCATCCTTGCCAATGCTGCAATCGGTAAAATGGTCGGCGGTGGCACTGGCGGTGCTATTGGTGGTGCGCTTGGCGGCTCACTGGGCAAAAAGTTTGGTGCGGATGCATTGCAAGGCATCGGCAAGAAGATTGCTGGCGATGCCTTTGGCAAAGCACTTGGCAGCATGGCTGGGCCTTTAGGCGCTATCGCTGGTGGATTG